AAAAAGAAACATCTTAAAAACTTTAGGACAATCTCCAAGATTGGCAGTAGTAATGTTGGATAACAACGGAAACTATTTCTTATTGGGACAAACTTATGGTATGTATGTATCAGCAGGTTCAAATGTAACAGGTAAAGCATTAGGTGATGCTAATGGATATAACTTAACACTACAAGCAATGGAACCAAACCCAATGAATGAGTTGGCAGGTACATTGAGTAGTGTTGCTTCAGGTATCACAGTTCAATCACTATAAACAAATTAACACATAACACAGGGGGGATTAAAACCCCCTTGTTTTATATTTACAGGTATGCTACTCATTAGAACAGGACAAGAGAATACATTGGTGGTTACAGTATCGCAGAACGCTACAATACCTAACCCTGAATGGTTATTTAGTTTTACACACATCTTTTCCAAAAGACAAGTTCAATTTATTCCAACAAATGTATCAACTCACAGAACAAGATATGATGAGTTTATTTTTGTTGAAGGAACTGGTGCTGGTGAGATACAATTTCCATATGAGGGATTGTATACCTATGGAGTATATCAACAAGCACAGGGTAGTGGAAACCTTAATCCACAATATTCACAAGGTATTATAGAAGCCGGTGAGGCACAGGTTATAGTACAATCAGCCAATACAACCAATGATTATTATATTGAGTATGTTTCTAATAATGAATATAACTCAAATTACATCTTTGCCCCTAATGAAATAAACCCATCTTCAACAACATCAGTTTATTCACAAGTAATAGATTTTTCAGCAACACCACAATATAACTCAATAGTTTATAGATGTGATGGGGTATCAGTTCAATCTTGTTATAGTTGTACTAATCAATATAATATAACTGATTTGGTTAGTATGTTTAATACACCAGCACCAGACCCATTATCAGGTTGTTGTACTACATCATCATATTGTTATTGTTGGACTGACTATGGTATTTATTATAATAATGGTGATGGTAGGATTAGATGTGAAATGCCAACAACAACATATAATACTTTATGTTCAGGTGGAACATTAACACTTGATGTTATTTATGATTAAGATAAACCTTTGATTATTGGTAATAAAAAATATATTTAATAGTAATGGAAGAACAAAACAAAGAAGATATTTTTAGGGTCTTTAATTTCGCCGTAGCACAAGTTCCAATTATTGAGGAACAAATCCAGTTAAACGCAAGAACGCCTTGGATATTCTACGGAATAGCGAATATGGCACCCCAAGAACTTATTAGATTATACAATAGTTCTCCAACACATAGAGCCTGTGTAATGAGTAAGTGGTATGGAGTAAGGGGTGAATCAATTTCATTAAAGGGTGGTGATGATAAAAGATTACAAATGGCTAATTCCAAAGGTGATAGTATCTATGACTTATGGAATAAAGCAACATTAGATTTTATCTTATATGGTGGTTTTGCCACAAATATAGTATGGAGGAGAGATAGAGATTTAGGATTTGAAATGTATTCAATGGATACATCAAAATTAAGAGCCGAGAGAGCAGATATGGATGACCATGTTAAGAATTATTATTTTAGTTCTGATTGGGCTTACCCTAAAAAGTTTGTTCCAAGAAAAATAGCATCATTTGATGTTACAAGTGATGAACCATCACAAGTGTTCTATTACACAACTCACTCACCTGGTAATGAGTATTACGCTACACCAACTTATTGGGGTGGAGCAACAGCAATAGCAACAGAGGTTGAGGTATATAACTGGTGGCATAGTAATATTATCAATGGACTTAATCCATCATTGTTTGTTTCATTAAACTCTGGTATACCAGCACCTGATGAAAGAGAACAGATATTTCAAACACTAACAGCCAAATACTCATCATCTAACAATCCTGGTAAGTTGATGTTAACATTTGCTAACTCAAAAGATGAGGCACCTGAAATCACACAGATTACTCCAAATGGTAGTGATAAAATGTGGATTGAAATGAACGCAGCAGTTCAACAGGCAGTCCTAACCTCGCATCAAGTCTCCTCGGCGAATCTTTTGGGAATCCAAACACCAGGTTCATTGGGCACACCTGACCACCTTGAGGCACAAGACCACTTTCAACATTTGGTTATTGCTCCTATTCAAGAAGAAATTAAAAAAGTATTTGAGAAATTACTTTTATTAAGAGATGGAATACCAGCAGAAATTGAAATTAAACAATTTGAAATGGTTACTGTTCCTGACACAAACCCTGTTGATACAGTTGATGTTAATAAGACAGAAACAGTAGATGATACAACTAAACCTCAATTATTAACATAAGTATGGGCGGACTAATACCACAAAATATTCTCATTGTAAGTGAGACAAAGATTAAAAACTTTACTGATATAGACCAGAATGTAACAAGTGCGGTTCTATTACCATTTATATCTGTGGCTCAACAAACAAAGTTGGAATACATTATTGGTGGAAGGTATTATAAGCAGTTGTTAGACCAAATTGCCGCTAACACTTTAAGTCAGGCAAATGAGAATTTCTTAAATTACTTTGCTCAACCCCTTGTATTATGGGCGGCTTATGCGGAATGTTTACCTTCTGTATGGGGTAGAATTAAAAACAATGGTATTGTAAATGGAGCAGAACAATCTATCACTCTAAAAGAGATGCAGTGGTTTGTTGAAAAGGCTGATGAGAGAAGCCAGTTCTTTGAGGCAAGGATGATAGAACAAATCATTTGGAACTCAAACTTGTATCCCCTTTGTTTCAATTATAACACAAATGATGGTATGATGCCTCACTTGGGTAAAAACTATTTTAGTGGACTACATCTTACCAATGGTAGATACAATGGTTGGGAGGTAGCATCACATATGAGAAGAGCAGGTATTGGTTATTATTCAGGACCTGAATTTGCTTGTTTATGGGGGTGTTAAGATATGAATGAAACTACAATACTACTTATATCAAACGCTTTAACGGCACTTGCTGGTTGGTTTGTTGGAAAAAGAAAACAACAGGCTGATACAGACAATGCCATACTTGATAATTTAGCCAAGAGTATTGGTGTTTATCAAACAATTATTGAGGACTTGAAAAAAGAAATACATGACTTAAATATTAAAGTGGTTAAACTTGAAGATACAGTTAATGAATTGATGATTGAGAACAAGAAATTAAAATCAAAAAGATTATGAAAGAAGATATAATTTTACATTTAATACACTGCCAAACCCAAATTAGATTTAATCACTGGTCTACATTTGGTGATGCTGAACATAGAGCATTAGGAAAATTATATGAAATCCTTGATGGATTGATTGATGATTTTGTAGAAACTATGATTGGTAAACCAGAATATGGTAGACCCAAATATGATAATGACTTTTCAATAGGATTTAATGACCCATCGGTTGTTGATATAAAAACCTATTTAAGTGATTTTAAGGACTTTTTATACTCATTGACTACAATACTTGACCCTGTAAGAGATACTGACTTACTGAACCAAAGAGATGGTATTTTAGGGGAAATAAACCATACATTGTATTTCTTAACATTAAAATACTAAACAATGCCAATTCCAAGTCCATCACCAAAAGAAAATTATGAGGTATATATTAGTAGATGTATCAAAGCAATTTATGATGAATATGGACATGAACAAGCAACAGCCATTTGTAATAGTCAATGGGGAAATAAGAATATGAAAAATAGTGAAGAAATCTTTGTGTTGAAACCAAAGAAAGCAGAGAATAGGGGAACATACCTATCAAGATGTTCGGCTCATTCAAGGATGAAGGCTGATTATCCAAGTATGAAAGATAGAATGGGTTTTTGTCTAAACTCATTTAACTCATATTACAAATATTGGAGCAAGTTAGATAACTATGGTGAGGCTGAAACAGAAGGTACAGCACTTGGTGATTGTATTGCAAAAGAAAAAGCCAAAGGGTTTGATTACAAAGAATCATACGCACATTGTGCCAGTAAGGTTGTTGTAACAGCAGGTCCTATTGTATTGGCAGAAGATAATTTAATTGTTGAACCTGTTGCTATGGAAGACACACCAGTTTCAATAGATTTTGATGATACAGCAAATACTCCAAATGGAAGAGAACTATTACAGAAACTCATTGATAGTGGTATTATGGTTCATATTATAACAAGAAGGCAACAATCAGCATCAAAGGCAGTTTATGACTTGGCTGATGAGTTTGGAATACCCCATGATAGAGTACATTTTACAAATGGAAAATTGAAATGGGAAATGATTAAAGCGTTAGGAATTAAGAAACACATTGATAACAACCCTGATGAACTCAAGGCAATCAAAGAGAACTTACCTGATGTAATAGCAGAAAAGTTTGAAGAAATGATTTAACATTATTGATATTACCAAGATACTATACTATACTTATAGTAAGAGATTGGGGGGGTTCAGTTGTTTATTTTCTACCCATTTTATATAATTTGTTTATCCCCCCCTTTTTTTTCCATAAATCACCTACCAAAAATAGGTGATTTTTTTTGTCTATTAACTTGACTAATACAGATACTATACTATATTTATGTTATGGAAAATATAATACTCTTACACATCAAAAAACACAAGCGAGTAATCAAAGCGATTACATTAACCAAAGAAGAATTAAAGAAATTCAGGAACAACATTACTGATGTTTATGAAAACCAAACAGGTGGTTGGACTATAATTGTATCTATTCATATCTTTTAATTATGGGACAGACAAAAAACACTTTACAGGAAATGATTGATGAACATTACAATCAATTACATGGTGATGAAGATTACCAATATGAAATGTATAAAGAAAGAGTTATGAATGAATACCACCAAGAGTTAATGGAAAGAGAAGCATATGAGGAGATGCTCGCAGACAAATACTAATATGAAAATAACTGATGATAAAAAACAAGAGTTGATTGTAAGACAAGCACAAATCAATTCAACAATAGAATACTTTAAGTTAGTTGGTAAGAAACCATCTATGACTGATGTATTAAAGGTTTCAACTATGTTGGAACAATTTATTTACAAGGGATACTCCAAACAATTTATGGAGGATGCAATCTCAAAGGTTGATGAACACATCAACAACATACCAAACATGTAATGTGTCCAAATTATAGAAAGAGCCCCACTTTAATCGGTGGGGTTTTTTTTGTTATTTTGTGCCTCAATATTTCTCATATTTTTTTTGTTATCAGTATTGAGTGAACCATCAGGTAGATATGCGTTCATATTATTTGTTCCCCTTTTTTTGTACTTTAAATTAAACTCAAACTTATCATTTGCCTTATTTATGAATTGTTGGTGTATATCTCCGTTGGAAATATCATATCCAATCAATTTTAACATATCATACATCAACGCATAATCCTCTTTGGTAGTTCGGTATAGCCTATACATATTTGGTGAGGAATTATCGGTTGTTTTTGATGGTTTAATTTTCTTTGTTTTTTGATGATGGCAGATTTTACAATGAGACATGAGTTTATCTTTTGATGTTTGAGATTTGTAATAGTTGGAAACTGATTTTTCCATAAAGCATTTTTTACATAATTTTTTATCCATAA